ACCGGGTGTCTCTCCTAATACCACGGGGCCGGAACACCCCGTGGTCTGTTAAGTCGCTACTACCGCATTTTTGGCATTTCATGGTGTCTCCTTTGGCGTGTGGGTGGATCGGGGGGCCGAAGCCCCCCGGTGGGATCAGATTGCCTCTTCAGCTGCGAGGCGGGCGCGTTTGGCTGCGCTGCGGAGGATGTTCCCGCAGTTCATCCGGACCATTCCCGGATTGCGGCCCTCGTACCGCTCGAAGAGCCAATTCTGAATGCTGACCCAGCCCCAATCGCCAGCCTGCTTCTTGAACTGGCGGCCCAGCTTGACCGAAAGGCCGTGCTCGATCGGCATCTGCGCCAGGGCCTTTGCCACGGTGCGGAGCACCTCCGCCTCGTCCAAGCCGCGCAGCGTGTCCGCTGTCGCGTCGGCGATGTCGTAGGTGTCCCTTCCGGACGCCGTGACGTCCAAGCCGCGGACGTAGCGGCTGTGGTCGGGGAACAACCGGACCTTCAGGACGAAGCCACAAAAGTCACACGGCTGGTTTAGCCGCTCAACGCCGTTGACGCCGCCGCAATCGGGGCAGGTCAGGTGCTTGCTCTTGTCGGTCAGGTCGCGGGTCAGGGTGTTTGCCGTGGTGGTGCGTGGTGTGTTTGCGCTCATTTTGTCCTCCTGGACTTGAGCTGCGCCCTTTTACGGGCAGTGGGCCGTTGGGGGAGCCTCTCTCCCTCAACGACAGTTTCAGTAGAACACACCGTGCGGCTCCTGTCAAGTACCACACGGTGCACGCGGGGGGGCCGCTGCGGGTGCGGTGCGGCGCGGGTGGTCTCGTTGGGTCCCCCCGGCGGGGGGTGGCCGGTGCGCGGTGCGGGGGCGGTCGCGAGGGGGCCGGTCGTATTTAAAAACTGGTCCGTCCACCTATCGAATTTTTTCGGGAGCACTAAGTAACCCACGTATTCAACTATCCGTGCCCAGTTAGCCTTTGTGCACCAATACTTGACAGAGAGCTTCATCTGTGCTATAATGAGAGTAGAATAAGGAAGCCATGTCAAATGCTTCGTTTTAAGGTGTCGCTGGCATAGGTTGCCTTGCGGATCTAATGGGGAGGAAGAGATGCAGCCCAATTGGGATCATATTAAGGAAGTGTGGGAGCAGGGTGTAGAAGATTTAACTGTAGTCGCCGACCAGTATCAAGTGTCGCTCCCTAGTATTACCCTGAAAGCTCAGTCGGAAGGCTGGGGTGATAGGGGCAGTGCTACCCCTTTATGTCCAGATTTGTCTGTGCCTATCCTCACCGAAAAGGAAGTGTTGCTGGCACACAAAACAGATTTAGGTCGTCTTAGGTTACTGGCGTGTACCGTAATGGAAACCATGCAGTATGAGGTTGATGGCGCAGTAATTTTGAAATCTTTAGAAAAGCTGGCGAGAATTTATACCCAAGTCATTCCCATGGAACGCAAAACGTTTGGGCTGGACGAAGGTACATCTGATATGCCGGATGGCATCACGATCAATGTCGGCGACAGGTAATCTTAACTTCGAAGAGGACCTTGCCGGTTTTTCGCCCCGGCAAATGGCCGCAGTTGATGCCCTTGACGACCGCAAAATCCGGTATATTTTATACGGCGGCGCGTTGGGGGGCGGGAAAAGTTACCTGCTTAGATGGGCTGCCGTAAGACAGCTAATAAAGATAGTAAAAATATATAGAGTCAATAAACCTGTCGGGATGATAGCATGCGAGAATTATCCGGCCCTGAAAGACAGACAGATACAAAAAATTGCGACAGAGTTTCCAGCGTGGTTGGGGACGTCGCACAATGATCATAAAGATTATGGCAGATGTTACATTTTAAATCCCAAGTTTGGCGGCGGCGTGATCGTGCTGAGGAACTTGGACGACACCAGTAAGTACCAGAGTGCAGAGTTTGTTTTCGTTTTCGTTGACGAGTTGACAAAGAATAAATATGAAGTGTTCACATTCCTCAGATCACGATTGCGCTGTCCAGGGGTTCCGACAAATGAACTCAAATTTATTGGTGCTACCAATCCCGGTGGAATCGGTCACGGATGGTGCAAAGCCTTCTGGATCGACCGAATCTTCGCTGACGAATGGTCCGGATTCGAAGACGAATTCAAATACATACCTTCCAAAGCAACAGACAATCCCCACCTTGATGATGATTACTACCGAACACTTGATACGCTGCCAAAAAACCTCCGAGAAGCGTTTAGAAATGGATCCTGGGACATATATCTGGGGCAGGCTTTCACCGAGTTCAGAAAAGAAATACATATCCTTCCGGATGACACCCCAATCCCCGCAGGTGCTCCGTGCTATCAGACGTTCGATTGGGGCTTCGGAAAGCCTTTCAGCGTAGGGTGGTGGTATGTTGATAACGAAGGGCGGTTAATAAGATTCGCAGAATGGTACGGCTGGAACGGGACACCGAACGAAGGACTTAGAATGGCCGACTCGACTATTGCACAAGGTATAGTTGATCGGGAGAAAAGTTTCAATGTTAACGGAGTGCCGAGAAACTTTATAAGGATTTCTGGAAATGACATATTTAACAAAAAGCCAGATTACAAAGGCGGTGGGCAAGGCAAATCCACTGCCGAGGTCTTTGCGGCACATGGACTACATTTCAATCCTGGTGACTCTTTACGAACACTTAAAATCCGTCAATTTAGAGAAAGACTTAAGGTCAGAAGCGATGGCCAACCAATGTTGTATGTGTATAAAACATGCGACCAATTTATAAGGACAATACCGAACCTGGTGATGGACACCAAAACAACTGAAGATATCGACACAGACGGTGAAGATCATGCATACGACGAAGCGTGTAACCTCTGCATGGCGCGTCCGATAACTCCGGAACCGCCGCCAGTGATACAATCTGAGGTTGATAAACGTTTAGATCATTTAGAAAAACAAATAAGCGACCCATATGATAGGTTCGAACAGGAAACAGTACAAAACGATTTCGGAATAATAGCAACACTACAATAGGGGATTATAATGGAAGTTATTTTTGCAAAAGACAAAATCGCTGATGCGGCTACATTTTTTCTGGACGCAAGCCCAGAACGCCCTGTAACTTTCCAAGTTGACGGTGCTCTTGCTGCCGATACGTTTACTATTACCGGTGCTGGTATTGACGGTTCAACTGCAACTACTCTGGCAACAGCGATGGTACTTTCAGCTGCCGCCCCCGTTATAACTTTCACTTACCCCATTAGAATTATAATTACCAAGGGTACACCGGCTAATAACGTTGGGCTAATGAAGTTGGGCTAATGAAGTTATGATAAATTTCGAAGGCCTACTACTTTGTATAAATACTATCGGGATATTCATGATACTGGTATGCATTTTCATGTTAATGAACGTGTTGAAAAAGCTAAAGCCCGAAATACGATACGTGTCGACCAAGAAAGAAGACAGACAAACTGTTAGCCATATGAAGGACGTATATCAGGAGGCATGGGAAGGGGACCCTATAATTGCTAACAAAAGAACGGAGACAATAAAATGATACTCACGTGCACCATGTGCGGCCACGAGATTGCCGACATCAGCGAAGATACTAGGTTACCAATACAAGGGTCTATGTTCCCCTCCAAGGATCCCAAACACGGCTTCCCTCCTCCGTGGTCACCCGTGGTGGGGTGGGAATATATGTATTGTCCCCTTTGTAGCAAACGTCCTTTCCTTGATCCAGCTGATGACGGCAATATTTCTATTACTACCAACGAAGGACCCAGGGTCATTACCGCAAAGGGTGTCATTGATGTCACCCCAGAGGTTGTTGATATCCCTAAGAGGGAAGTGGTAGACGTTACCCCAGAGATGATAGATAAATCTGAGTTACTTGAGGAACATATCTATGAAGAGGAACCTACTTCTACTTTCGAATATCTTTTAGAATCTGGAGAGATAACGCAGAAGGGTTCTTGGTTTGCTTTCGAGGGTAAAAATTATCGTAGAGCTGATTTAGAGGAAATAATCAATGGCTAAAGACGCTGATTATAAGGGTAGTGAGCTTATACCTGATAGGGACCACCAAGATGTAGGTAGGAGAGTATTCGACCTACTTGATCAGGTGCTGTCAGACAAGGAATCACTTGGTCTTGAATCCAAGTGGTATAGGTTCTACGAACTTGGAAAGAATAAGCAGTGGCGGAAGCATTCCGAAGACCTTACTCTAGTGTCTGCTAACCTGCTTTCGGTACATCGAAGACGTACTATAAATACCCTCACAGATAATAACCCTACCTTCAACGTACGCCGAATAATATCAAAGGATGATACGGACGAGAAGTTCAAAACGGTTCTCAGGGCTACAGAATATTGGTGGAATGAGACCGAGCAACAGGACATACTTGAACTATCCGTACATAATGGCGAGACATATGGTGTATGTATCGAAAAATCTGTCTTTGACCTTGAAAAGGAGTATGGAATAGGTGAAGTAGATACCGTGAACGTTGATCCGTTCCATTTTGGCCTTTATCCGGTCAAGTGCAAAGATATTCAGAAGGCCCAGGCGGTTCTCCACTACTATCCGATGTCTGTCCGAGATATTAAGAGGAACTTCGGAAAAGCCGCAAAGGAAGTTACAGCCGATTCTGAGGTTCTGAACTCCCTTAGTGATGACCGGAGATATGTTTCAGGCGTCAAAGAAACTGTCGCGGGTCACGGATCGGGTCAGACGACATTCGGTGGATCGGTCAGGAACCTCATGGCAAATCTCACGGGGTCCACGTCAAATAACGATAGCGACGAAGCAATTGTCTGCGAGTGTTGGGTAAAAGATTACAGCCAAGACGAAAAAGGCTTGTCGGTTTACACTGGTAATATAAGGGTTATAACGGTTGTGAACGGCACGATTGTGCTGTCGGATAAGTCTAACCCGTCGATAAACCCCGACTTGCCGAGGGAAGTAGTTGCCAAGACATATCTCTATAGCCGTTTCCCATTTGCAAAAGCCAATTCGAATAAAGACCCAGTAAATTTCTGGGGCGAAAGTGACTTCGAACAGCTTACGGGGCTGCAGATGGAGCTAAATAAATCCCTAAGTCAGTTCTCTTCATTAAAGGACAAGGTAGCCGGTGTCAAGTTTGTCAACCCCATCACCTCTGGGGTATCCGAATCCAAAATCACTACCGGCGCAACTATCCTTGCCCCTACTACGATGAATCATGGGATGGGCTATATACCCCCTCCACCTATTCCGAAAGAGCTTTTTGAGTCTATGACGATGTATAAGGAGCTGTTTTTTGCTGTTGCGGGGACATTTGATTTGGAGCAGGCGAATACTCCTGGTAGTCAGGTTATCGCATACAAGGCCATTGCGGCCCTTATTGAAAGAGCATCTACTATGATGCGGGGTAAAATCCGTAACTATAGTAGACTTATAAGGGATCGGGGCCGGATGGCAGTCTCCATGATGCAGAATTGGTATACGGAAGAAAGGTTCATTACCTTTACAGAAGGCGGAGACGAGGTTCCCGGTGCAGTTCTTGGTGTGGATATGATCGTGCCGATGAAGTTGACGGTTGTCAACGGATCAACCATGCCGGTGTCAAATGTCCAGAGACGTGAAGAGTCCCTTACCCTATATGACAAGGGTGCCATCGACAACGAAGAGCTTCTTAAAATGCTGGAATGGCCCAAATATAATGAAGTTGTTACCCGCATGGAGTCAGGCCCTGTTGGTGAGTTTGTTACAAAGCTTATCGATGCCGGTATGCCAGAAGAAATGGCCCAATACTTCAACGAGATATCCGAACTTGATGAGAAGAAGCTGGAGAGGGGTCTTGAGAGGGGCGAAATACCATTCTTTAACCAGGTATTTCAATTTGAGGGTATGCAACCAGATGTGAAATCTGAAATAGATATTCAGAAGGCACAGGCAGAAGTAGAGGAGTCAAACGCCAGGACAAACAAACTGGGTGCCGATGCTGACGAGATAATGGCCCGTGCAGAGAAGGAAAGGGCGTCTATTGGGCAGACCGACGAACGGATCAAAATTGAACGCGCAAAGGTTGCTGCCGATGCCAGGAATAAGGCGAGGGAAATGCAGATAAAGGAAAAAGAAAGTAAAGAAAAACCCAAATTAACTGAGGTAAAGAATGCCGCTGCATGATTATCATTGTAATGCCTGTGATCTCGTTTTTGAGGAGATTGTAAAATGGGACGAACGTCAGGTGAAATGCCCTAATTGCCAGGGTGCATCATTCAGGGTATATCTTAATTTTAAGGGGATAGAGAAATCTACTCCGGATTGGCTGTACGATACTTTAGAGGTCGTCGACAAGGACGGGGAACAACACTGTCAGGACTTTTTGAAGCATCCAACAAAGGGTACATATAAAAATTGGATGAAGGGGGAGGGGCTTCGACCCATGGAAGAAGGTGAGTCTATGAAGAAGAAATCCCGTGATACTTCTAACATACGCCGAATGGTGCATGAGAAGTTCAGGAAGGACAATACAATAGAGGTTAGACCATGAACAAATTTCAAGAACACATTCTTCAGATGTTACAGTACGGCTCGATTGTCGATTTCGTAGATTCCCCCGGTGGGACTATGAGCGAAGCCGGTTCCGGCGGCTCAAGCGGTGCAGATACCGTTGATACCGTTGAGACTATTACCCCTGATGATACGGGGGGTAATGATACTCCTGGTGATGACAATACTGCGGACGATACTACTGTAGATACCGCAGACGACACTTCTTCAGATGATGCCGCTGCGGACGATACCGCTGTGTATACTACAAACAATACAGATGAAAGATTAACAGCTTTAGCAGGGGAAATTAGCACCCTGGTAGAAGCTTTAAAAGGTAGCCCCAATAGTGACTATGAAGGGGGAGAGGGTGATGGGTTTGATATCTCTTCTCTTGAGCACGAGGATTTGGTAGCTATGATGGCGGATGACCCAAGAGGGTTTATCGATAACCTTACAGCAGTGATCCACAGTCAGGTTTCACAGGGCGTAAGGGAAGAGACCGCTACATCCCAGTACAATTCTCAAGTTGAGAATACTATCGACCAATATGCAGAAGATAATAAAGATTTTGAGTCGATGTGGGACGAAGGAAAACTCCAGGCATTCATGGAGAAAAACCCCGGTCACAATGCGATTTCGGCTCATATGGCTATTACCATGAACCGGCGTGTTGCTGACGCTAAAAAAGAAGGAGCCGAAAAGGCCGCAAAGGATTTCGGCACTAAATCAAATAACCAAGTTCTTAATGGTGGTACATCCGTTTCCCCAGAACAAAGGGACGCGGCATTAAAAAACCCCGAAAAATTCGGGGGTAGAGCTGCGGTGTTGGCCGCCAGAGCTGGTATTACTTAAGGAGAAGTAAATGTTAACCTTTGATCAATTAGAGTCTGTAACCAACGATTATTTTATTCTCGATGGTGGCAAGGCTACGGATATTTATTTTGATACATCTTACCTGTTGAATCTATTGCTGAAACAGCAGAAGGGTATCTGGAAACGCCCTGCCGGTGGTATTCGGGTACGAGTTCCCTTGAAATATGACGGTTCCGAGGCCGGTTTTTATGGTCGTGGAGATACGCTGTCAAGTGACAAGCGGGATAACGTAAATGCTGCCTATTTTCAGTTGGCACATGCATATGGTAATGCTACCATTTTACGTCTGGACACCCTGGAAAACTCCGGCCCAGAAGCAGTTGTTGATTTGGCCCTCGACGAGGTTGAAACCGCTCAGTCCTCGCTGACCAAGGTACTTGCACAATCCATTTATGATGCTCCCGGCGGAGCAGCTGACAGGCTTACCGGCATGCTGGCCATGTGTAATGAGACATCAAGCCTGGCATATGGAAATATTGCCGAAGATGACCTGGTTGCCGAAGATGGTACCAAACCTTGGGAAGGTAAAGTAGATGCTACCGTAGAAGGTATTACCACTACCATCCTCAGGGATATGGCAACAACCGCCAAGATTCGTGATGGTCGGTTCGGTAAACCGGATATCGGTGTAATGCCCGAGGCCCTGTTTAATATTATCATCGATACCCTGACCGTTCAGCAGCGATATGTAAACTCTGCTGAGACTGCCAAGGCCGGTTTCATCGGTGTTGAATTTGAGGGTAAGACCCTTACGCCGGATGACTATTGTCCGTCTGGGTATTGTTTCCTCCTGAACACCAAGAACGTTGGCTTTGCCGTCCATAAGAAGGGTTTTTTCACCCGTGGACCGTGGCGTGTTGTTGAGGATTCCCCTGAAGACAAGACCATGAAGATTTACTTCGATGGCAACTTGGTATGTTCCAACCGTAAGGCACATATCGCCCATTCAAACCTGTCGTAGGTTTGATGTTCTGAGTACCCTTGTCAACCTGCAGGAGGCGCAGTAAAGGGTATTTTTAAACTTAAGAGTCCTCCAAAAGGATAAGGTAAAAGTATGTCACGTCCGATGAAGAAAACTGGTTTCCGTCAAGGAATCCACGTGCAGTCCGCCACCATGAAAGAAGCAATTGGCACTGTCCGCATTCTGCGCGATGGTCGGGTCTTTCGCTATTGTAAAAATGGGGCAGCAGCCCTAGCAGCGGGTCAGTGCGTTATGCCAGCTGCCAATGATACAGATCTCCAGAATCAGGCCGCTGGCGCAGCCGGTGCCGCTTCTGTAGGAGATACCCAAGTAACCTTTACCGCCGGTGCTGCCGTTACTGCAGTTGCTGGTCATTTTAAGGGCGGGGTTCTCGGCGTTATCGACGGTGCCGGTCAGGGTCATAGTTATGAGGTTGATGGTTCCACTGCAGTTGCTGCCGGTACCGCAATCACTGTAACCTTGTGTGAGCCTCTCCGGTTTGCTATCGTCGCTGCTGATGAGTGGACCTTGCACCCCAATCCCGGTATGGGGGTTCTTGAAACTACCGGTGTAACCGTTCCCTGTGTTGGCGTTGCTCACATCGCCGTAACCGCTGCCTATTACTTTTGGGCACAGACAAGAGGTCCCGTATCCGTGCTTAATACCGCTGGTTCGGCTATATACATTAATGTTGGCCCAACCGCTGCCGGTTCTGTTGTGTCCATCTCCACCGCTTTGGATATTGATCAGACAGTCATCGGTAAGATGATGGATGCTGCTGCTGCTGGTGATTATGGTATGGTCAATTTGTACATCGACTGAGTTTAACTGAATATTAGGGGTGGAATTTCACCCCTTTTAATCTTAATAAGGAGTATAACATGGCTTTTGCCTATACAGTAACAGGAAACGACATTTGGGGACGAAAGCGTGTAGTTATGGGTACCTTTTCCCAAGTTGATGATGATACGGGTGGCGATATTGTCACCGGTCTAAGATTAATTGAAGGATTTGATATGAGTGTAAATCCCATAACTGTTTCAGCATCCGGCGGCACTGTCAGTGTAACACTTGCAGGTTCCGACGGTAACCAAGAAGGGTTCTGGAAAGCTGTAGGGCTGTAAAACGGGCCATTGATTGGGAGATTTTAACTGAATATTAGGGGTGGAATCTCACCCCTTTTAATCTTAATAAGGAGTATAACATGGCATTTGCTTACGCAGTAACGAAGAAGGATGTATGGGGTGGCCATAGAGTTGTTATGGGTACCTTTTCTCAGGGAAACGGGGATACGGGCGGCGCAGTTGCCACTGGTCTTCGTCTTGTTGAAAATTTTGATATCACCACAGAATGCGAGAATATCGCGGTGTCTGGTGGTGAAGTAACAGTTACTACAGAAGATCCTGGTGGTGCTCAAGCAGGTTTCTGGAAAGCGATAGGTTACTGATATGGCTATCACGGTTGTTGGTCTCATTCAGAGGATAGGGCTAAAAATTAACCGCATAGATATGGACAGAGATTTTATTCTTGCCGTGTTGAATCAGTGTAATGCGGATATAGCTTCTAGGATTGACTTTAAGGAGCTGGCAACCGTTGATACCATCACTTTCACGGCGGGGGAGAACACTATCTCCCTACCGTCTGATTTCCATAAAAATTTAGATTTTGGTAGGAATACTACCACTAATCGATCGATTACTGTTCTTGACAGCAGACGTATTATAGATCGGCAAATGGATCGTATAGATCGTACCGGTAACGTCATTCTGGTAGCACTCGATTACCCTAATATATATTTCCAATATTCCCCGTCCGCAAATCAAGCGGGTACGATCTACTACCATCGCTTGCCCACGGATTTGACACTGGACGGTATTTTTCCGGCCTATATCCCTGCGGGTCTTACATTTCGTATTTTCTATAACTATACTATTGGCGAGATGTACGACGTAATAGAAGACGGTGTTGAGGGCGAGAAAGTAAATACCATGTATCATAGGGATCAATATGATAAGGCCGCCGCTGAGCTTGCCCTGTTTATAGGACCCGATCCTGATTTGCCACGTAGGCTAGATAAGAATAATACTTTTTTTGATTTTAACGTATGAAAGTCAATATATACAAAAGCGGCATCGGGATAAACAACAAAATAAAAGAACACCGTCTGCCCTTCAATGAGGAATCCGGTGTATCGGCTTTTAAAGATGCAGAAAATATAGTAGTAGACCCCACCGGTGAGGCTGTTGCCTTGAAAGGGACGTCTGAAATAGCATCTGGTGACTATCATTCTATATTTCCGGGAGAAGAATGGGGGCTTATTGCTTTAAATAGGACAAACGATACGGCCATATACAAAGTAGATGTTTCTGAAACCGGAGCAACAGTACTTACGGGGATTCAGTCTGGGTTTACTAGGGGTGCTAGATTCGATTTTTGTAAGCCCGACGATTACCTCAACATTTATTACACTAATGGCTTTGGGAGGGGGACGATAACTCCCGACTGTACATTTATTGATTGGACAGAAAGTAATAGAACTAGTGAAACAAAAAATTTTGCAGTAATACCAATACCGGATCATATATGCTATGCTTTTGGCCGTATTTTCTTTTCCGTTGATAATGTGATATATTATACAGAATACGGGCATTTAGGTATGTATGATCAGTCAGTTAATGGCGAGCAATTACCATCAAAAATTATCGCAATGGTTCCAACTGTGGACGGCATATACGTGTCCGATAGGGATTCAATACACTTTCTTAATGGTTTAAACCCTAAAAAGTGGAATGCAGTAAGGGTGTTAGATTATCCTGCAAAGGAATGGGGGACCTATCCTAATAAAATTAATCCTTATTTATTAGGATTTGATACCAATACCCCTTGTGGAGTATTAGCTACAAAAAGGGGCCCAGTTATATGTTTACCAAGCGGTAATATAGAAAATTTAATAGAAGGAAGTATAAATATGCCGGATTGTCCGGATATCGGGGCAATTGCTGTCTTCGATGAAACACTAATCATACAGACAGGAGAATAAAGATGTGGGATTTTTCGTCGGGCTTTAAGGAGCAACTTTTAGATCGGGATACAACCTTTAGCGAGGTTGTGAATATAACCGGAAACACGGTTACTTTTTCAGCGACCACTATTACTGATTCAGGCAATGGTCTGGGCGATATCGCTGTTGACGATTGGGTAACTGTTGTTGTTGCTGGCACCGCAGGAAATGTAAATGTTAAGGCCAAATGCCTTACTGCTGCTGCCGGGGCATTAACCTTTGCCGCCGGGACGTTCACCGTTGACGCAGTAGGTGCGCCAGCCTGCCTTGCTATCATTAAGGGCGGTTCTTTCAAAGAAATTATGCAAAACAGTGCACTATACCTATATAACGGTACACCTCCTACCAATGCGGATGCGGTTGAGACAGGGACCCTTTTAGCTAAACTTACAGCTGATAGCAATACGATGGGTTTTGATACGTCATTAAATGGTCTGAATCTTGGACAGTTTGCAAGTGGTGTTCTACATCGTGGCATTGACCCAGCAACGAGTATTGCTGAAGTGTGGTCCGGGGATGGTTTAGTTGCTGGGACAGCTACCTGGGGTAGATGGCACGCCAACGATGGTGCAACAGGTGCCAGCACAACTGAGGTCAGAATAGACGGGGATGTTACTACATCCACTGGCGGCGATATAGTTATGGTTAGCAGAACGATTGCTGTTGGTGTCCCCGCTGTGCTGTCTGAAATGAATATTGGTATTTTTTCCTCAGCGTATAGTTAATCATGGCTATTACGGCTAATGTTGGTGTTGGTATTGGGATTAATTCCTCAGTTACCAGCACAAGGGGAGTTGGTGCTAATGTAGGTATTGGCATAGGTATCAACTCAACCATGCATACCTCTCCTGTTGCCGCTAATGTCGGCATCGGGATAGGTATTAGTTCTGTGGCTTACGTAGAGCCGAGGATAGGCGTAAATGTTGGCATTGGAATCGGAATCGGTGCCAAGGCGAACGCTGAGGTCTGGTTGCAGAATAATATTAGCATCGGCATAGGGATCAATAGTGAAATTGTAGCCCATTCTGGCATTAAGGCAAATGTTGGTATTGGAATCGGTATCAGTTCAATGATATCTAAGCCGGTTTATGTTGTTGCAAACTGTGGTATTGGTATTGGCATCAGTGCAGAAATAGAAGCATATCATGACCTAATCACTAATATGGGCGTAGGTATCGGAATAAATTCTATTATAGATAATGATGGCGATACAGTGCCTATTTGTACATTTCCAAGTCATTCTGACAGTAGGTGGTGCTAATGACTATAGCTGTTCAGGGAGCAGTGGGAGAAAATAATAGTAAGGCAACGACAAGGCTATCTTACAAGTTCAATTCGTTGGCTGTAATAAATGGGGTACCCTTTGGTGCCAATAGTTCTGGCCTGTTCCAGTTAAATACTGGGGAAACCGATAATGATTCGGTATACACCCGTACATTTACCCTTGCTACCACTGATTTCGGTGATGATCATCCAAAGCATTTACGGTATATATACATGACCGTGGATACGGATAACGATTTTAAGCTGTCAATCAAGACTGACAACGGGCTTGATAGAATACTAGAAGCATCATTACTGATGACGGGCTTACAGCGGATAAGGATAGAGAATATATATGCAGATGTTGGTGAACATTGGTCTATTACTATGTATTCGAACCATTTTTTTAGGGTAGATAAGATCAGTGCAATATTTTATCGTACTTCTTACGGCAATATCGGTTGTGAGAAAGTAATATAGGTGATATAATGAGTTTTGTAGAACAGGTTCCTTTTCAGTATACAGGTGTCTATGCCCCTATTGAAGATGTCAAGGAGACTATTGATTATACCAGAGCATATGCTACCGATCAAGCCGATTCGCTATCCGATGCTATTGAAAATTTAGAGGCACTTACCGGAAGCTATGTGCCTGATTTTAGTGTAATTAATTCTGTTATACCGTCTCTAGTCTCCCCGTCTTTTCCGCCAAAGCCAGACCTTAATACTAATTTAAATGAGAATTGGCCAACTGATGATGTCCCCGATCCAAATATACTCGAGAATAGTCCGGATTTCAGTTTTATAGACCCAGTTGCCCCTAGTCCGCTTGATCCAAGCTTTGATTATACTCCAGGCATTTTTTCATCGTGTCTGTGGGTTGATTTATGTTCACAAGTTAGAGACGATTTGATTAATGGCGGCACTGGATTAAATGATTCTGTATATGGTTTAATTCTGAACCGTGATTCTGAGGCGCGGAGATCAATTGAAGAAGAATCTAGACAAAGATTGTACGACGCTGTGGGGGAAAGTGGTTTTGGTCTTCCCGGCGGCATGGCCTCAGAGGCCATTCTCCAACATGAAAGAGAGATACACGCCAAGAATATTGATGCGATTAACTCGACAACCATCAAAGATTTCGATTTAGCCGACGGGAATACTAAATTCATTAAAGAGCTGTCTCTTAAAATGGAAGGAATCCAACGGGCTGCTTACGACAACGATGAGAATAGGTTATTTGAAATAGCGAAAGTATCGAAGGACTTTATAATAGCTATTTATGACCAGAATGTAAAGATATATATCGCCCAATGGGAAGGCGTAAAAATAAAGCTTGAGTCATTAAAGGTCCAAGTAGAGGCGATCATATCAAGGAATGAAGGTGAAATAAAGGTATTCCTTGGCAAGATTGAGGCGTTTAAAGCAAGAGTAGAGGCCATTGCCGCCGAGAACAAATCAAAGACCGATGTGACCATAGCAAAGGCCGATATATACAAAACAGAAGTAAGCGCCATCTCTTCCCAGTTCAGTGCTCTGGTAGAAGAGATTAGAGTGGCTATGGACAAATATAGGTTGGAACTATCTGAGTCAATTGAAAAAGAGAAAATTAATTTAAGTGCCTATACCTCAGGTGCGGCCCTATCAGAACGTATTGCGGAATCTATAGCTAATATTGCGGCACAGTCGGTTGCTTCGGCTCTTGGTGCACTTAATACCAGTGAGAGTATAGCATATAGTGGTTCTGAATCCCTTGGGTATAGCTCTTCTCTTACCAATTCTTTATCAGAGGGTCATAGTTACGAAGAATCATAATGGAAGATGATGATTGGGTTATAAAACCATTTACTTTTATAAAAAAGGATATCGAATTACCGGAGATACCCCGCCCAAAACCTATTCCTATACCTATTTGGCCAAAAATCCCGACTAGATTTGTTTTTAAAGGGGATAAAGTAAAGGCGAGAAACCTTATTGGGTTAGGTAGAAAACGGTTTTCTGATCTGACAACAGCACTTGGTTTTCAGGAGTTGGAGACAGGGTTCAACACCCTGAAGATGTCTGACGGGACAACAATAAAGGCATCCCAAAGTTATGGTATTTCAAAGGTTAGTATTTATGTGCCAACTGTTAAAGAAGTGTCGGTATTACGAGGAGAAGAGGGAGAGGCAGAAGCAGTTTTTTTCTACCATATAGTACACAGTGGCATAGTTGACAATCAGTTAGGTGGAACAGTTTATGTCCCTGAGCTTGTTACAAACAGAATCATAATATGGGGAATTGGTTTATATTCTGATCTTGAAGAAAAAGGTACGGGAGAATTATTGTTAGACGTTGATATTGCTAACGAAACTGTACATTACCCCGAAGGGCTTACTGTTGAGCAAGAGGACGCTTATAAAACATTGGCAGACGATTATTATCTAGTGATGAATCCGACTATTGATCCTTCTGCGAGAGAACCAAAAGATATGCTTGCCGATTGGTTTATTACGGGGCCGATGGCAAATCCATTTACGGCATATACTTCATGTGGCAATACAGAAAACAGAGCATCCGTTTTTTTAAATGTGAACGAGTCATGGTCAGGAGCAAACGGAAATAATTGGTGGACAATGATAGAATACCCTGAGTTTCCAGTTTCGGACGCATGGAAAGATGAGTGGTGTCCTAGTTTCGGAGGGGACCAAGACCAGTTATATACAGAGAACGTCTGGCCTCTTATAGATGACAATGCAGAGAGTTATCCGGAATACAGGTATGCTGCCAATTATTATCCTCCGGACAATTATACCTTAGTGGTTAAAGACATCATGGATTGTCCATATACTCCTTATAAAACAGGGTTATTTATGTTGGGGTGGCAATGGGACTTACTCGACTCTTTTCCGGAAGGAGGAAAGATCGGGCATCTTGGATTTGCCATTAAGTCAGGTAATTTTTTTACAGGGAACACAGAGTATCCATTTCCATGTTTTTTCTCAATTGAAAATGAAGACTATAATTTCGGTGTGTTTTATTTTAGCTTTAACTCTTACGATTCTAGTGAAAATATAACAGGGGATTGCGCGGAGTATGTAACTTTTAACTTTGCCCTTGCAACAGGTAGTGCAAAAAGAGAAACAATTAGCATTACTACCCCGCTTGAAACGTTGACTGTTAGCGAATACTCAGTTTCAAGCACTCCTACATGTAGCGAATTAAATTGTTTTGATATGTCAAACGATCTAAACATCTCAATAAACGGTGGCGGAGGTTATTTATCTAACGAATTGAGAGAATATTTGCCGTGCGATGTTGGAACAGCTAAAACAATAAGTAAGGTTTCAGAGGTTTATGATGATGATTTTTTTACACAAACCAGCATTGTCGATGAGTCAGAGACAGATCTAAATTTATTTGGGCTATTAATACAAGAAGAACAAAATGCCAAAGTTAAAGCCTCGTATCGAGAAGAAACGGATTCCCATTATTATTGTAATGGCAATGATTATGGAACAAGTCAAAGCGGTGTCCCTTATACATACCATTGGCACGCAGGAGTCATAATTTACATTATATCACCGGAGCTGTGGTGGGAAGAAACGGACGGGATTAAATCTAATTTTTGGGATATTCATTCGGAAGAGTCAGAGCCAAGGGTGATTAATCCTAATCGTTGTTTAGTGTTAGAAGAGTATATCAATGGTGTGCTTGACGAAAAAAAAGAATTGACGGAAACACTATCTGCACTTCCTCATAAAGACGGGACAGGTACTTACACACTTGAGACATACGGACATGAGTTCTATAGTGGCTTTACACATAGGTTATAAGGAGTTAAACCATGCCAACAGCAAGCGATTTAAGAAAGAAATTCTATTCCCCCGGCACCCCGATCAAGATGCATGCCAGTGGCAGAGGGGGAAATAACGTGCATGTCATGAATCCAAAAATGGATATGGGTAGACAGGGTGGGAACCTTGTGCGGGGGTCCGGTTATCCCGGTACCGCTGCAGCCGGTCGTGGTGTCCCAAGGACGGTTCAGAGGGCTTCTGGCCCTATAAGCCCTAATTATCGCCATAATAAAGAACCGAGTCTTATGGACAAGGCAATGGAAATTGCGAATTCAATGCCTACCGGTCCCGGTAGCTTTAAGGGCAAAGCCGGTAAAGCCAGAGCACAGTCAAGGGCTATACAAAAGGCAGAGATGCTGTTTGGGGCCTTGTCAGGTTTGGCAGGCACTCAGATGCAGCAGCAAGGTGCCACTAATCGGACCCGCATGTCGGAGATGGGCTCAAATAGGCGACAAGGCATAAGTGAAGCCGGTCAAAATACTAGGGCCGCTGGGCGTGACGCTACTTTGTTAGAAAGTAACAGGGTAAACGCAGAAGGTCGCCAGCTATCTCTTGCCCAAAAGCAACTACAACACCAAGAGAAAATGAGGGAAGATGCTATAAACGCCATAGTTAGAACCGGGGAGAGGACGCGCGAGGAAGCTCAGGATGAATACAATTTATCCCAAGTGACTGATGAACAAAAGGCTGAGTTTGAACGTAGGAGGCTGGCGGGGCTAGGGGGCGAAGATAACGAACCCGATGTCGCAAAAGAAGAGGAAACTAATACTGGGCCACCCAAGAAATGGTCGATACCGTATTTGGGAAATAAGCTTTTAAGAGGAAATAAAGGTAACATGGGAACCTGATACAAAAGGAATAAATAATGAATCAAAAAGAATATAACGAGTTGATGGCCCGTAAAAAGGCAAGACAGGGTGCCACAATAGGGCAGCGTGTTGTCAACGATGACGTTAATATTGGACCAATTGAAGAATTTTCACGGGGAATAGGTCGGGGTGCTGTTAAATCTGCAGCCGCTATTGGACCGGGACTGATTGATCTTGCCTATAGACAAATGGGTGCAGCCGGTAACAAAGTACAAAGTAAAACAGCTGAACTTTTAGGGCTACCGCCCGAAGAACCGGTATACAATAAAGATAGAACACCATCTAAGTTTAGCCCAATTGGTATAAGTCGCAAAATTCTTGAAAAAACCGATAAGATCACAGACTCTGGATTTTTGAAAGGTTCAGATTCGGTTAGAAAGAGTGCTTTTGGGGAGGGGAATGCTGGTGTAAAAGATCCCCAGTGGTGGATTGGTAATTTGGCTGAAATGGCCCCGGCTACAGTAACCATTGCCGGTATAACTAGAAGAGCTATCACTAGAAATGGTCAGAAACATCTTGCTACGTTGGGTAGCAGGACTGCTACTGAGGCTGCAAAGAAAAAAGCTAAAAAAGAAATACAAAAGATATCACGTAATGCGGCCATTGGCTCATCTGTTGTACTGGAAGGGGCCATGCAGCATGACGAATATAGAAAATGGGAAAAAGAGAACCCTGAATCAGCCACCGCTATAGGTGATGCCGTAGCAACTATGTTTGGTGCTTCTTCCGGTATTCTGGAAGGTATTGGTATGGGTATGATAATGTCGTTCCCATTTATTAAAAAGTTTGGAAAAACTGCCGGACCTAAGGCCTCTGCTAATTTTTGGAAGGAATTTGCTAAGGCTGCGCCAAGGTCCATGGCTATTGAGGGTGGTACAGAGGTCGGGCAGCAAATTATCCAGAATATAGGTAAAGGTCTCGGGTATGATTTCGATACGGAAATTACCGAAGGGATCGCGGAATCGTTTATACTCGGTGCTGCTGTTGGTGGTGTGTTTAGTGGGTTTGAAGCCCAACAGGCCAAGTCCCCGAAGAGCCAGACAGAAGCCGACGAGATGAGGGTAAATAAGGCCAGAAATAGGCTCAAAACCGTAAAGAAGGATATCGCAAAATACCAAGCCGCTCTCGATAAGGCCAAGCCTGAAAGTTGGGCCCATACCAGAGCCGAAAAAGGTATGGATAGGGCTCTTGCTGAATTGACCAAGCAGGAAAGCATAATAGAAAGGGTAGCAAAAAGGATAAAGTCTGAAGATAATATAGACACTACCATGCCCACCGATGAAGAGGCATTTGGTACCACTGTTGACCCTAGTCTCACCATTGAAGAGGTTGCTGAAGGTATAGACGAGGGGACCATATCCATTGAAGATTGGCAAAAATCCCCAAAGGAAAAATACACGGCTGAAGAGATACAGATCGTGGATGAGCATGTAGCAGACCTGAAAAATCAGCAAGACATCGATGCCCTTGCCAGAGGGGAAGAAGTAGAAGCAGAAGTCCCCATGACACCCCCTGGGTCTACCGTTGTATTGGATGGTACTAGTAATGATTCCCCATTTACACAACTACCCGAGGAGTATACAGACGAAGAAGCTATTGATGCTATTCAAAAAGATATGGAAATCATTCTTGAGGGGGATCAGGACCAAATTCCGAATATATCTTTGTCTGAGAAACCTTTACCCGAACCTGTACAGCAGCTGGCTGATCTATTTGGTATACGAGTTGTATATACTAAATTAGATGCTAAACCAGGAGCGATTAATCCTGGTGGCATGAAAAGTCTTGTTGATCCAAAACTCGTTTATATTAACGAACTTTCATCAAAGCCTGAACAATTCCTATTTGGTCACGAATGGAGTCACTCTTTAGAGGAAACGAATCCGGCGGCGTATAATGCGTTGCTGAATGCGGCTGTCCCTATGATGAAGAGAAGTGAGCTTGATAAGTATAAGGGTAAACTTGATAAGCGGGGGAGCCAGATAACAACTGATCGTGATGCCGCGAAAGAGATGCTTGGCGATTTTGTTGGGGATAAATTTAGTGACAGGAAATTCTGGGATAAGGTATATAAACAGAACCCATCCAAGTTTAAACAAATAATAAATAGTATACGCGAGTTCGTAGCCAAGATAGCTGCAAATTTTACAGGGGTTTCTCCCGAGTCGGACGCCTTTTATAATGATATAATGGCTCTTGAGGGTGTTCTTGTCGATGTTCTAAATGAACATGTCGGTTATACCGGTGCTGTTGAGGCTGTTTCTAATAGTTCCGTACAGACTGGCGAGGCAACAGACCAGAATTTAGGCAATAAACATTTAACCCATATCAAGATCGGGGAAAATGGCCAGATCCTTATGAGAGAGGATAAGGGTACCATATATATAACCAGGCTTGCCCGTGCCGGTGCTCGTACTGTTGGCGACATAAGTAATACTCTTACCAAGGAAGGTAAGGGCGCACCTACAGCTGTTCTAAACGAATTAAAGAAATACGCGGAATCTACCGGTAAAAAGATATCAGTTAAGGCAGAAGGACACCCATATTTTACCAAACAGGGCTTTGAGCAGGATGGCAGTAGCATGGTATGGGAGGCGAAGCCCAAGGAAGGCACCGGGGAGGTCGCCGCTGATACCACCGTTGCCGCTGAGAAGCCCGCCAAGGCTGAGGCCCCTGTAAGCAAGAAGGACGCGGAGATAGCCCGCCGCATGGACGAAGCAGAATTACTCAAATCAAATAGAGAAATACGGGAACTTAACAAGAAAATAAAGGCTGAGCTTGAAGTAGCAAGGGTCGGGAACAAAGAAGAAATTGCATTTGCCAAGGAACAACACGATAAGTTTGCTGCTCGTAAAAAGGAACTCGAAACTAGGGTTGCCGAAATAGAGACAAAGAGGAAAGCTGATGATAAGCAAGCAAGGGAACAAGTATCTCGTGACCGACAAAAGCGGGAGAAAGAGGCTAGGGACGCACGTGACGCTGCAAAGGGCAAGAAAGCAGATCGCAGCAATAGAAATAAGCAAAGCAAGAAGAAAGAAACGGGCGAATCTATAGCCGAGGCCGTATCGAAAAGTACCGGCAGTACAGTAACCTTTACCGGTAAACAAGGCGGATTCGGCCCAGTACCAGATACATTCCTATTTAATGTTACAGCAAATGGTAAAGAGGCAACCTTCTCTGTACAGGAATTAACCAATAAGGCAGTCAAAGAGGCTGCAATAGCCAAACAAGAAGAGTTTGCAGCTAAGAAAGATACCAGGACCTTATCTGAAAAAGTAAAAGGTGTAAAAAGGGAAGAGGGGTATAAGGAAACTGGTGGAGTCACTGCAGAACTTGATCGTATTGTCGATTCCCTTGCCGATGCCGGAAAGCAGGGCGATATGGCCGCATTTGCTCAGGCTATAGCAGATTCCCCCATTGAGATGAATATTGCCAGTGAAGAAATAGCATTTGCTAATGCAGTTGCGAAGCATATGTTTGCTGGTGAACCAAATGACGGCACGCCCGCTGTCAAGAAAATACCGGAAGGCGTCAAAGGGAAGAAAACAAAACGTAGGCCGAAGCGTACCAAAGAGGAGCAAATAAAACTTAACGTTCTTACCGCTGAGTTAACCAGTAGTAAACATGTCGAACGGAAGGATATCAATCAAAAAGACATAGACCGTATCAAAAAAGAGGTCGATCTTCGTATAAATGATATCGATAACGAAAAGACGTTTAATGCCGAGATGGAAGACGAACCCACGACATTGATGGATACGCTCAAATTTAGCCTTGATAAAAAGAGAAAGGACCCTAGTTTTAAAAAATGGTTCAAGGGCGGGGTCGTTAAGACCGGTACATGGGATGGCTCTGAACCCGCTATGTTGTATCATGGTGCCACCAAAGACCGACAGAATTGGACAAAGGACGAGACCGCATTTCATTTCGGCACTTCCCCTGCCATTTCTGACGTATATTCGGCAATGTTTACGAATAGGTATGATGACCTTTCTATTGGTCCCGATAATCCCGATTTTGTTGGCATGGCCGATAATTTGATGGTTGACTATGGGTACAAAGGCGAGGCTTTTGGAACAGGAGCAAAGACAGTACCGGCATATACTAATATAAGCAACCCACTAGTATTATATTATCCCATAGGATATTTCGATAATGTATGGGGCGATGATAGTGTAATCAAAATGGCCCGTGATAGGGGCAATGATGGTATAATATCGATAGATGGGGAGAGTATACATCTTGATGAGGCTCATAGTATGTCACCTGAAGCGGCAGAAGCAAATCTATTCAATGATGAAGACTATGAGCGCGGATATGTAATTATAAATGATCACGAAGTCAGCACTGAAAAGGTGTTGAAAGCTTTCCAGGAAAGTTTAACCAATGATCTTGACCGTACCCAAACCTCTAACCATGTGGTCATTGTCATTGATCCTAAAAAAGTTCGCCCTGCTTTCGATAAGGAATTGAAGTTTAGCCTTGACCCCAAAAAAGAACAATCTAACGCTAGGGAGAGATTTGAAAAGAAAAGGAAAGAGTTTAAAAAGAATCAGAAAAAAGTAAGCATGGACGACCCTGCTGCGGTACAAAAGGTATTAAGTACGCACCCTATACCAGAAATCAATATACAAAAATTTGCGTCGGGTAGGGCCAGATGGTTGGATAAAAATCCTATGGCGGGTTCAGTTAGTGAGGATTTTGATTCAGATTTTGCTGACCGGGAGCATCTGACTACTGATCAAGAGACAGATGCAAAGTTTGCGCAATATAAGTGGGTACGATCAGAAACTATCCCCAATGCGTACATGAAAGCCGTTGCTGATTTCTTTGGTGTAAAGATAGTACCGTATGATATATTACCTGAGTCCGATATGAAATACTCCGGTCTATCGATTCAAGGCCATGAAGATATAGTATATTTAAAAAGCAACATAGTAAATAATGAAAAAGGGATGCATGTATTCGGGCACGAATTTTTACATAACCTATCTCGTTCGGATCACGAGGCATACAAGGAATTTAGAAGAGAAGCCGTTAAATACTTAACTGTTCAAGAATTAATTGACTATCGTGAGCATAGGAGCGATAAGGAAACTCTAGATATAGATAGAACCATGGATGAGATACTGGCGGACAAAGCCGGTGACTTGTTTATTGACCCCAAATTTTGGGATAAGTTGAATAAGAGCAACCCATCTGTGTTCCAAAAGATAGTCAACGTATTGAAAAATTTACTGACCGCGTTTAGGCATAGCGGGCATTGGGGTCCTCTCCCTGAGTTAAATGAGTTCACTGAACTAGAAGATATGCTGATAAACCTGATAAATGAGCATATCGGGTACAGAGGTGCTGCTCTTGATTTAGTAAAAAGTGTTAATGGCAAGGAAGCCGATGTTGACTATCTATTTAGTGATGAGTATAACGATCAATCCTGGACAAGGATATACTTAGAAAAGGGTAGGTCCAGAATAGTTATTAGGGAAACCGAAGCAGCAGTACGCGTTGATATGTCTAATTCATATGGTGGTATACATATTCTGGATAGCGCTATAAGTACATTGAAACGTTATGGTGTAAAGAATAATAAAAGCATAATTGGACATGATGGCTCAGAGATAGATATACCAGAAGAAATCATAATGGAATTAAATAAAATTATGACAGACCTTGATAGCGGTAAACCTCAATTTAGCCTTGACGAAAAGGTAAAGGGCAATGAATCATTTGTTAATCCGATCAAGCAGAAAATAGAGGACCTTAAGCTCAGTACCAAACTCCCCAAGAGTCTCCCTGCTGGTGATTGGGATAAGATACTAAGGGGGATGGCCCGTAAGGGTAGGATTAATTACGAAGAGTACGAGTATTCCTACCTACCAGAATGGCTGTCGGAGCAAGAGGGCAAGGTTTCCCGTGAAGACGTCCTTAATTATCTGACCGAGAATGCACCCAAAGTTATAGTAAACCATAAATCCGCTGCAGGGGTTGCTGACAAACAAGTTAGGGACCTGTTTATGGATGGTCTCGGTGGCGATACAAAAGCATTAAAAAGAGCGGTATACATATCGACAATGGAAGTGCAGAGGAACCTCAGGCAATCCAATATATTCGACCCTGCTTTAAGTGAAAGACCAAAAGATCTTGCTAATGAATTAGTAGATCGATTCGCGGGCATGAAAGATGCTACCACTGAACAAAGACTGAATATGTTCAGGCAAGATGTGATAGGTAATAAAGTATATGATGCAATGGTAAGACGATATAAGTCTGAGGCAGAAAATGCCATAGATACCTCGCAGCAAATGCAAGCTATCCGTACGGAATCATACCAGGAGCATATACGCAACGGTGTCGATGAGATAACAGCAGAAGATATGGCAGAACGCGCCGCAGAAGCGTGGTATGAGAATGAGCATGGTGAATACTTTGATCATGACGAAGCTTCTGGGTTTACATATGATAACATGATACTGCATGGCGGGCTGGGCCGGTACAATGAGACTCTTATAAATTACCACTCTCCCGGTGGTGAATATAAGGGAACCGGCGAGTCCCACTGGCGCGAAAATAATGTATTGTCCCATTTGCGCTATGACTCCCACCAGTACGGGGACGGTACCGCTTTGGTGGTGTATGAGAATCAGTCCGATTGGCAAGCCGACCTGTCAAGGGACGGGAAGACACGTACCATACCAGCTGAAAAGCTTCTAAAGGAATTGGCCCCTAAAATAAAGAAGGATCTGGCACGACCGCAGATAGGGAATAGAGCACCCTATTTTAGTGCAGAGGCCAGGGGAGATATAGCATTAGCTATTTTTGACCATCTTATAGCTAATAGGAGAATTAGTCTAAAAAGAGGCCAATTTGATAAGATGGAGATACCAGATAACTTGCGTAAGCTGGTTGTCGATAATTACAAAGGCATAGCCCCCACCACAGCAAATAAAACTTGGATCAATTCGTTTAATATATTTAAATACAATGTTAACACATTCCCCGAATCGGCTAAGGATTTAAAAGACAGGCATATATCCTCGTTACTTGATAAGTTCCGTACAATAGCGTCAGTAGGTTCGCCGTCATTATTAAAGTTTGAGAATAGCCTCCGTAAGGCTGTTGGGGAATTTAGAGAGAATAACAGGTTTGCAGCATACAGAAAAGACGCTGGTGAGCTTCCTTTTGATATGACGGTTGGCCACCCCAAGGCCCCCTATAAGAAGTCGTGGCCCCTGTTAGGTTTCAAAACTGCCATGATCGAGGCTTATAAGCGTGGTGATAGTTATGTGGCATGGCCCTCTACTGATAAGCAGGTATCAAAAATTGAAGGGTGGCCGCGTGGTAGGAAATTCCAAAGTGTAATCGACAAGTATATCAAGACTATGCCTCGTCAGGTAAACGAATTTGTCAAGAAGTACGGTAGCAAGGTAGAAAAGATTGAGGTTTCCGGCTATGAGATGTATGGTGTTGAAATAACCCCCAAACTTGAAGAACTTGTCAAGGGACAACAAGTACCTCAGTTTAGTCTTGATGAAAAGAAAAAATACCCATATAAGAGTGGTTTGTATAAGAAATACCAGGGATCACCAAAAGAGATAATCGATAGAGTCAGTAAAGAATGGGAACCAACTACCGATATCAACTATGCTTTCTGGTTAACTCCTGATGGTACTCTTTTAGGCTCCCCTTATAAGCAATCAGTTAAAGACCCATCGCGACCTAGCCATAATGAAATTGGTGAAGATTTAAAATATGAGAATGGGGATACTATTCCTAGTGACCTTGGTGAAGACTCATGGCTTTCGCATTTTATGGATGCCACAGGGGCAATAAGGGTACAAACACATGGGTCTGATGTACTTAAATATATAACTGTTGATAGGCAACCAACTAATAGGCAATGGGCCACTATAAATAGACACTATGATGGACATTTAATAGCGGATATATCTACTCATCCAGAGGAATTTATTGATGCTAAAGAAGCTGCTTCAGGTAATATATCGCAAGTAAAGCGGGGCATAAATGAGACTTTAAATAATAATGATGTAATAGGCAATGACAGAAACTTTGACCCTACTATGCCTCAGTTTAGTCTTGATGACCCAAAACTAAAATATGACAGATCTGAGTTTGAAATACTAAACGCCGCTAGTAAGACATGGAAGCCCACACATGATCCAAAAATAGCTTTATGGGTAACACCGAATGGGGATATGTTAACTAGTCCTACTGGTGATGCATATGTTCCTCATGGTGAGATAGTTAAGGATATGAATTTTATAAATGGTACTCCTGTTAAATTTATGTTTCCGTTTGGGCTGACCCCTGCATGGACTATATTTGCGGATGCCACCGGATCTGTTAGAGTTCACCCGAATAAACACGGTGTATTTGAGACTATAGCTGTTGGGCATAAAAAGATAACTAGTAAACAATGGGGAACTTTAAGTAGGAATACTGATAAGAACAGTAAAATAGCATTAGGCGTATCTGTCCACCCCGATTTAGATACTATCGATTCCAAAGAGGGATTGCTGTTTTCTGAAGTTCGTAATGAAATAAAACGTATACTTGACGATAAATCCAATCAAGTTAACCCCAGGTCACATAAACTTGATATTGAAAATTCGTTATCAACCATGTTAAACCATTATAATGATGTATCTCATGGGGACGATTGGTTGTCAAAAAATTTTGATATGACCATAGGTGAGTTAAAAGAAAAAATAGAAAATACTAAGAATGATAATATTGAGTTGATCAATGGACCTATTAATAAAAACGACTTGCCTAATAATAAAGGGGGAATGTTAACAGATGACGTTTTAGGTGGGTTGCCTCAGTTTAGCCTTGATGAAAAACTCGACGCCAAGGACCCACATGATAGGGTACAAAAGAGTATAGATGAGCACGGTGAGCCGGAAAGTCGACCCTGGTTTAGGGGTGTAAAGGATAGGATTACTGCTACTTGGAAGAGTTCCACTTCCATGATACCGATGATCCGCCCAGGCGAACTTGGATATTTTAAGGATAGGGTACGGTTGGCCAGAGAAATTGATAAATATGGTGCACAGCAAGCCTATTTTAGGATATATAATATCATTGGTAAGCTATCCGACGACGAGAGACAAGTTTTTACCATGAATATCGTCCTCAACGACATGTTAAATGATACCAAGCCCGATAAAGAGGGTAATGCCATACTCAGGGATGGCCATTTGCCCCATGGCTTCAAGACCGTTAATGAGATCAGGGAAAGTTTGATACATTTCAGGGCGCAAGCCAAGAAATCGCCCCGCGTTATGAATGCACTGGCTAGGCGAAGGGAGTCTATGCTGAAGATTCAAAAGGAACTGATAGATAAGGGATATTTGGATGATAGTCTACGCGGAAATGACTCCTACTTCCATCATGAAACAATCCGTAAGATGGTAGAGGACGACAGCTACCTATTCAACTCTGGTAATCCCAGAATGGAAACCGATAACCTCAAAATGGCAATGGACCGTGGTGGCAGTATAAAGGCATACAGCCTAAACTATATCACTTCTGAATTTTCCATGATATCCAATGCGGTCGCTACTCTGGAACTGGACAAAATAAGGAAGCAGATTAGATCGGTATACGATATCAAACAGCAGCTGGTGAAACGGGCTAAAGGTGGCGATATAATCGTTCCTGAGGGGTATAGAAAGGTATATACCTCTAAGATGCCAGGATGGGGAGCAAGGCCAAAGTTCCCCGACATGTTGACCAAGGAACTGATAGCAAAGGAAAAACTTAATCGTGAAGTGCTGGAGAAGATAGCAAAGGCAACTGAGAAAAAGGGTAAGGGTAAAGATTACTGGGTATTGCCTGACAAAGTAGCCGACGCCATGGAGTCAGTACGTGAAGTCAAGGATACGAAAATACAGGCTAAAGTTTCCGAATCCGTTATTCAGACGTGGAAAAAGTGGAAATTACTCAACCCGTTTAGTGTATTTAGATACAATGTTAACAACATGTCTGGTGATGTCGATATCGCCCTTGCCTATGATTGGCGCATTATGCAGTATTTGCCCCAGGCCATGAAGGATATAGCAGGGGATATCAACAATATGGGAATGAGACTCCCGTTTAACATGCAGAGATATGGTGCATATCTTACCCCAGAAGTAAAGGCCGAGATGAAAGAGGCCCATAGGACGGGCGTAATCGGTGCCGGATTTGTAATGCATGAAGTAACTAATATATCCAAAGAGTTCGAAGCCCTTATAAGAGGGCCACAGGGCGGTAGTTTGGCAAAATTCGGCAAAAGGTGGTGGCAAAACTCCAAAGACGCTACCAACTATAGGGAGAACTTGCTCAGGCTTGCCACGTACAGATACTTTAAGGACCGTATAAAAACCGGTGAGAAGCATATATATGGGGCATCAAACCCGAAAGAGATAGATGAGATAAGGAATCCGGACGAGAAGGCTGCCAAACTATCCCGTGAACTGATCGGGGATTACGGCAGGTTGTCAGAGAATGGGGAGTGGATGCGTAAGCATTTGATTCCTTTCTATTCTTGGATGGAAATTAATGCCCCAAGATACGTACGCATGATGCGGAATCTTAAGCACGAAGGAAAATCAAGGAAGGGTGCCGCTATTTCCAGTTTAGGATGGAAGGGGTCTGTTCTTGGTGCAAAGATGTTGATGTTCACCGGCATGGTAACATTGTGGAACAACATGATGTTTGGTGATGATGAGAAAGAACTGAAGGGGTTTCAGAAAAGGCAATCGCACTTGCTGCTCGGTAGACGGCAAGACGGCTCCATTCGCTACTTGCCAATGTCCGGTGCTTTCCGTGATGCTCTCTCGTGGTTCGACGGTGACGACGCATTCTACGACCTTAAAGACATAGAGTCGGGCGAGTCGACCCCCGCGCAGAAGCTCCGTGAAGCCTACATGGCTCCCGTATGGAAAGCGTACCATGGTGCTAGACCATTTTTCAGGACGGGTGTAGAGACCGCTGCCGGATTTACCCTGTTTCCTGGAAATGAGCCGAGGCCCATACGGGATAAGATGGACTATGTTTCAAAGATGCTCTCTCTGGAGATGGCCTATAGGGCCGCTGCCGGTAAACCGACCCGTGGCATCGCTAAAGAGTTCTCTAATAAGCTGGTAACAAACGTTGATCCCGGCGAGTCTGCCTACCATGCGATAAGAGAAAAGGTCAGACACTATAATAAGAAAGTGGGCAAGGCAGAGTTTAAGTCACAGCCTACCTCTAAATCAAATGCCCTGTACTGGTATAAAGAAGCTGTAAAATACGGCGATCTGGAAGCCGCCTCGAAATACTGGCTATCATACCTTGATATGGGCGGTTCTATGAAGGGATTAAAGAAGAGTATCAAGCTTGCTCGGCCTACTGGTGGGTTGCGTAGGAAAGATAAAAGAGGATTTTACAAAACCTTAACTCAAGATGATAAAGTCTTATTGAACACAGCATCAAAGTGGTATAGACAAACGTACTCACGTTTGCCTAGCAAGCGTTGACAGAAGGCTGTCGATGTGGTATAATGAAATAAAAGCGTTTAAACAACATTGAGGTAGTAATATGGCATATGCAAACTTAGTAGCCCAAAGTTGCTCTACCCATCAGGAAAAGTTCCAGAGATTCCGGGACTATCTTTGTAGCAGAAATGGGACCTATGATTACAGTGGCGATGGGTTGGGTTGGACGCTACATGATTCTGTCTATGCTGTTGATGAGGATAATCTTACTGATGGTGACTATTTTGTTGTTTATTCTGCCGGTGAAAGTGGCGATGAGGATATGTACATTAAGTTTTGGTATGAAACCACTACTACCTGGATGAGAACGTGCGGGTATCTTTATTGGGATAATTCAGCCCATACTGGAAATCTTTATTATGGTACAGTAACCGGTTATGGAATGTGTACACTAGGGACTGCCTCTTACTCCATAAGTATCTATGGGGACCTGGATTCATTTGCCCTTATAAATGAATATGGCACTACTGTAACAACGCAGATGTATTGTTTCGGTAAGACAGAAAATCCTATGTATGACGATACAGTGGCAACAGCAGCCGGTGCTTTGACTGCTGGTTCTGACGTGTCAATTGCCCTTGATGCTGTCCCCTCTACATGGAATGTTGGCCAGGGATTTATGATTCGGGACACTGTTGACGGTGAAAAAGCCTTTATTAAGACTATCGACGGCAACACGATCACCGCTGATTTAGATAATAGCTACCTTGCTGGCTCTAAATCTGCCCTTGACCTTATCTATTTGATCCCAGCGACGTCAGCTCCGGCCGTATTCTATGGTCCAGGTTCACATGACCAAGGGCAGGCTTGGGGAGCAGCGAACTGCTACGTGTCGGGGGGAGCGGTAATGTCTCCGGTTGGTGGCTGTGTACCAGATACTATGAACCAAGAGTATCTTGCATCAGCAATAACGCTGCACGACACAGCACCCGATGGTTATTTTGGAACAATGAGGAACGTATTCATAACTGGTGCCAACGGAAAGGTTCATAAAGACGTTCTTACCGCAATGGATGGTACGGAATACCGATATTGGAAAGTTGGTAATTATCACTATGTGGTATTGGAGGCCTGATCATGGCCAATATACATATTATAAAGCCCACCAATTCAATTGTAAGTGGATGGATAGCCACTGGCACATTCTCTGGCACGGTGAAGGACGAAAATGGTAATTTTGTAGAACGTCGCTTATTACTTTTGGATGTTACTCGTCTAAATATCGCAGACAGTACATCCTCTGATGCGACCACTGGCGAATTTACCTTAGTCGGGACAGGAATCGGTACTAACAATAGATGTTCAGTCATCGCGCTTGGCGAAGGCGATGAGTATGATTCAATCTTAGGCTCGCTTACGGGAGTGATATCCTAATGGCCTACACCCCGCCAGCAGGCAATGCCGTTGACTTTGTAATCAATGACGGCTACACGTCCCCAAGTGGCGATGCGGTTAACTTCGTCATGTCGACCTCCGCGACCTCGGTAACGGCAAATCCATACTTATCTTTAACAGAAGAAACTGATTATTACAGAGTTAATTGTGATGGTTATGTGTGGCGAATATACAAAACATCGTCTGATTATTTCTTAAGACTAATGGAAGCCGATGGTACTACTGCTCTTTCAGACTTTTACGGAGCTGTACAAAGTTCGTCTACTTCATACCAAACCAGAAATGATACCGATAGGATTGTCAGCCTAATAGAAAATAGTCCTTTAAGAATTGTGGTACAAGTAGATTGTAATTTTGATTCTACTTATGGAGCAACTTCAACTTATATAACCGGTAGCACAGGGGTCACTTATATATTTTACATCTACCCTGACAGGTTGTTCATTGATTTTAAATGGGAAATCGGCACACAATTAAGTTTAGATAATGGGTCTGGCACTTCTTTTTTTAATCAAGATTTGTTACTAACTAATGGTGGATGTTGGTACGAATCAAGTGGCAGTGAAGTTGCAGCGGATTACCATTATGATACCGATTGTGACTCTGATAGCTATTTATTTGGATCTAACGATGAAATTAACATACAGCAAATGATTTCTAATTTTTCATTAGCTGGAAGTGGTACGGGTTCCGCATTGCAGTTCACAGGACAGGATGGTAGAATTAATTATGGTATTTATAATGGCACTGTGCCTGTAGGAACACATAGATTCTCTACTTGTATAGTTTTTGATTCTGCAGAAAGAGAAGACATAACACCAACGGTGGCCTGGACAGATAGGAATTATGTTGCAGGTAATCCAGTTGTAAACGATTCTATTGGTTATGAGTGTATTTCAGCAGTAACTTCTGGTAACTCAGGTGTTACGGAGCCGGGAACAGGTTCTGGTTGGACTACGTATTGGGTACAGTGTCATAAGTACACCTCTACGGACAGGCTGGCCATGGGGATTCAGTATTACGATATAGCTGCAAGCACCAACCTGCCGGACATAGTAGACAGTACAGGCTCTTTTGTTACCGACTTAAATCTCCCTAAAACTATTGACTCTAATGAAGCGTTTGCTTCTGATGGTGCTTATCATCTTGATCTGGACCCAGACGATCACAACGCCAAAATAGAATTTGACCAGACAGAATATAATCCAGTTGTTATCCTCCATGATCCCAGTGTTAGAACAGGGAATGGATCTACTGAACATTTATTAGTACATTGGAAATGTGATTCCGATACTTTGGATACTTATCAGGAAGATAGCGGGACTATTACTAGAAATGGAGCTACTTTTGTTTCAGGAGTTAGGGGTAATGGTGTTTTATATGATACTACTGATGAAGAAACATATTTCCAATGTACTGATGGTACAAGTATAGATTTTGATCAAGGGACATTAACTTTTACCTATCAAAATAATGGAACTGGCTTAGTAAACTTGACAAAATTCATTTATCATGGGACTGGGGATGCCCAATTTAATTTTGATCGGTATAGTAGTTCTCAGCTCAGATTTGAAATGGGTGTTGATGGGTTAATCTTTACTCCAACTGTGGATGTAGAAGATGGTGCCACTCATACCATTACCTTAATCTGGGAGGATGATTTCAGGCTCGTTGTAATGGATGGTGTAGTGCAGGTAGTTAGTTTCGCTACATACACAAAACCGAGTAGTACTGGTAATTTATATATAGGGAACAATTCTGCTGGATTATATTACGTCAATGGTATTATAGACAACTTTAAAATTTATGATGCCCCTATCATACCTTACGGTACCTTCATCTCAGCACAGCATGTGGAAGATGATGATTATATAGACGCCCATTCAGATATAGTAGTTTATGTACATGGGGATGAAGTTCAATCAGATTCTGTAAAAATAGGTGGTGGTACAATTACCGCAAATTCAATGGCATACATCACTGGCCCAGATGGTGTAGCAAACAGTGCTTTTAATTTTACAGGTCAAGGCATAGGTACAGATTATATTCGGATTACTCCTTCTGCTGGAGTTATAAGTAATACCAAAGGCAAGATATGTTTTTGGTATAGGCACAATGATACGAGTAGTAGTAGTTATGCTACTATATGTGAACATACTTCTGCATCTAATGCTCTACGTATAAAGGTGGGATCATCTACAAGGTTTACCTTTAGCTATCCAGATGGCAGTGCAGCGACATACCAAGATTACAGTGCAGGGTTTTGGGATGATCAGTGGCATTATTATGAGTTTATCTACAATGTAGATGACGGGTACGCAGAAATGTGGGTGGATGAGGCTCTTTCAGACCATGTGGATTCATCTTTGGTAGCTGGAGATTTTTCTTCAGGCTATTTAGTTGTGGGTAATACAGCAGATGGGTGGAACAGAGATTGTGGTGGTGACATTCACGGATTCACGGTAACAAATGATATTAACACTCCACAACTACCTTTTGTTTTAGGGCATGGTCCTGTTTGGGTACCAAAGATATTAATTACGTAATGATATGGCAACTCTAGGAACAGATTATCAAATAGTTTGCCTGCCTGACGGATCATGGGCCGTAACCTATGTTGGGACTCTGGTCACAAATGATACGCTGGAGTTCTCTGCAGAATCCGGGGCCGCTGCTGCTTATACCTTAACTGCAGATAGTGGGAGTTTTATCCTCGCTGGGCAGGACGCCACCCTTACATATGCCGGTGAGTATGAAGATTTAGTAGCAGATTCTGGGTCTTTTACTCTCGCTGGGCAGGATACCGCTTTAGAGGTCGGTTACTATTTAGAAGCTGAAACGGATTCCCTTAGTATCGGTGCCTTAGATGCTGATTTAGAAGTTGGTTACTATTTAGAAGCGGAAACATCTTCCATAACCCTCGCCGGTCAAGATGCTACTCTGGAAGCCACCCGATATTTAGAAGCGGAAACATCTTCCATAACCCTCGCCGGTCAAGATGCTACCCTAACCTACGCTGGACTTACTCATTACGAGTTAACTGCCGAAACAGATTCCCTCAGTGCCGGTACCCTGGATGCTGGACTCTTTAAGGGGTTCCTTCTTGATGCCGAGTCTGGGGCGTTTGCTCTTGCGGGTCAAGATACTGCTTTAGAGAAGGGTTTTTATTTAGAGGCCGAAACCGGTGCTATTACCCTTGCGGGTCAAGATACTGCTTTAGAGAAGGGTTTTTATTTAGAGGCCGAAACAGATTCCCTTAGTATCGGTGCTCTCGATGCTACTCTGGAAGCCACCCGATATTTAGAGGCCGAATCTGGGGCAGTTATTCTTGCTGGCCAAGATACCGGCCTTACTCATTACGAGTTAACTGCCGATACCGAATCCGTCACCCTTGCGGGGCAAGATGTTGCCCTAGAAATAGCCCGATATTTAGGGGCTGAGACCGATAGCCTTGCGGCTGCCACTTTAGATGCCGGATTTCTTTGTGATCGTGTTCTCGATGCCGAGTCTGGTTCCTTTACACTGGCCGGACAAGACACGGGGTTGGTCTATACCACATTAGGTGCCTATTTACTGACCGCTGATTCCGGCACCTTAACGCTTACCGGACAGGATACCGGCCTTATAGCTGCTCAGGATATGGCCGCAGACTCCGGTTCCTTTATGCTGGCCGGACAGGATGCCAACCTGTACAAGGGATTCGTTATTAGTGCAGATACCGATGCACTGACCCTTGCCGGACAGGATACCGCTTTAGGGGCCACTAGATATTTAGAAGCTGAGACCGACCCTGTTGTCCTTGCTGGGCAAGATATCGGGCTTGGCTCCGGCTCTATATTAAATGCTGAATCCGGAGCGTTTACCTTCACAGGACAAGATGTTGATTTTGATAGAGAGTTTGTTCTCGATGCTGAATCCGGCCATATTACCCTTACTGGCCAGAATATCTTAATTGATTGGAGTGGTAGGCCACTTCCAGCCGGTGTAACAGAAATCGAGTTTACTGTCCGTTATCCATCAGTTGTATTTACCTCACGCGCCCCCTCTGTGGTTGTCACAGAACGTGCACCACTTATAAAATTTTTGTAGGAGATTGTTATGGCAACGTTTGTTAAGTTTAATGCTTTTGTTGAAGACCTTGCAGAGAAGGTACATGACCTTGGGTCCGACACCCTGACGGTTTTTCTTTGCGCCGCCGCCAATGCGCCGGTTGCCGCTACCGATGATCAGTTGTCCGATCTGACAGTGGCAACATATACAAACTGCTCCACCCGTGTAATTACCACTATTTCGTCAAGCCAAACCGGCGGTACGTATAGTCTGGTTCTCACCGATCTGGTGTTGACCGCTTCTGGTGGTACAGTAGGTCCTTTCAGGTATGTCGGCATTTACAACGACACTGCTACAAATGATGAATTGATCGGTTACTATGACTATGGGTCAGATATTACACTGGCCGATGGCGAAACATTAACCATCGACTTTGCAGCAACCACGCTTACACTTGCCTAGGAGCAAATCATGGGACCGGCTATTGAACAATCGACCTATGTGGTGAATTGTGCCTTTCTCGACGAGGATGGGGACGCTGTTGTCCCCACCGCGTTAACATGGTCGCTAACAAGTTTGTCTGGTGTTGTCATCAATGATAGATCGGATGTCGTGGTATCCTCCCCAAGTTCGTCAGAGGATATCGTTTTGAGTGGCGATGATCTCGTTATTTCTACCATACCAAGTGAAAATTCACGTGTTCTTACTGTTGAGGCTACATATAATAGCACTCTCGGAGACGGATTACCGTTAAAGCAAGTGCTCGTTTTCCCCGTACAAAATTTAGTTGCGGTGACGTAATGGCACCAATACCAATCAAATCAGACTGTGATACCTGTCCAGAGCATCTTGCAACTAAGTTACTTTTAAAACAGCATGAAGAAAGGCTACATGATGTAGAGGAACACTATATGGATATTAGTAATGACAATTCAAATTTAGAAGGCCGGGTAACCATATTTATCTGGATAGTCGGCCTTTCTGCGTTGCTGGTATGTTCCAT